TTGCAAGGCACGACGCGATAAATATCCTACTCTGGTCGGGCAAAATGTTGCGTATGACCACATGATGCGCAGTCTGGATGTGTGGCAATCAACCGGTAAAGATTACGAGGTTCGTATTACGTGCGATCCACGGTTTGTATCAAAAATGGACTTGATGGAAATTGCAAATGATTTACATGCGCGCGGGGTAAAAAAATTTGCGGTGCAAAAATACATTCCACATTTCGAAGATTCTGAACACAACACAACGCCAGAAATGCGCGCACAATTTTTCAATGATGAAAATTTACGTAAATCTGTAGATGCGCTGTTTGATTCCGTCGTTTGGCGCGAATAATTTGACTTTTTGCCTGTATTGCATAATATCCAAATATGGAACCAAATTCGTTTTTTATTGATGAATATAATTCACCAATTGGAAAAATTACCATTGCAGCCCACGATAATGCACTGGTTGGGCTGTGGTTTGCCGGGCAAAAATACTATATGGCGGGCATACCCGCCGGGGCAATTCATTCAAATGCGCCCATAATTATCCAAACGAAACAATGGCTGGACAAATATTTTAATGGTTTGCATCCATGCATTACAGAATTACCATTGGCCCCGCGGGGAACAGATTTCCAAAAACGCGTATGGCGTGAATTGTCTAAAATTCCATATGGCACAACTACAACATATGGCGACATTGCCCGGCGCATCGGCGTCAAATCTCCGCGCGCGGTGGGCGTGGCAATTGGGCACAATCCGATATCTATAATTATTCCATGTCATCGTGTAGTGGGCGCAAATGCGGATATGACGGGCTATGCCGGCGGTGTACAGACGAAAATAAAACTGTTAACACACGAAGGTGTATTATGAAAAAAACGCAAACATGGCCAGACGGCCAATGCCGATGCCACTGGGCCAATCCGAAAAATAAAAACTATATAAAATATCACGACAACGAATGGGGTGTGGGTGTACATGATGATGCCGCGCTGTTCGAAATGCTGATACTGGAAACGTTCCAGGCCGGACTGTCGTGGGAATGTATATTGAATAAACGCGACGCGTTCCGCCGGGCATTTGATAATTTTGATTTAATGACGGTATGTAAATATGATGATAAAAAATGCGCAGAATTAATGCAAGACGCGGGCATAATACGTAATGCACGCAAAATTGCCGCAACAATTAACAATGCACGGGTATTTGCCACAATTGTCAAAGAACATGGAACATTTGATAAATATCTGTGGGGCTGGACAAACGGCGCCACAATATACGAATTTGATAAAACACGTTCAGAATTATCTGATAAAATATCCGCGGATTTGCGACGTCGTGGGATGAAATTTGTTGGAACGACCACTATTTATGCATATCTGCAATCTGTGGGGATTATTAATTCGCACGAACCAGAATGCTTTTTATACACCAAACAATAATACCAGATAATTTAGCGCATATGCTTTAACGCGTTTTCCAGGATTATTTTATCCTTGCGCTTTAGATGCCAATTATCCAGCGCCGTTTGATAAAGTTCCTGTTTTTGTTGTTCGAATTCATCAGGCATTAAATCATTTTTAATAGAATTACAAATTGTATGCGCCGGGAACAGATTATCCGCGGTATCGGTTCCACCATGGCATTTGGGAATATAATGGTCCAACGACATGCGCTGTTTCGGTTCGATGGGTTGGCCACAAATACTGCATATTGGCGATGTATTTAATGACAGTTCAATTTTCAGATTTATTATTATTTTATGGGCCATTGTAAATTCCTGGGTGGTATTATAAAGTATAAATACGAAAACACCGCCCGTTTGGGCGGTGTTCAAACAATGCATCAGAATGAATAGCGCGCACCAACCTTGATTTCATGGGCATACACGAATTCATCGGCAACATTGGACGAATTGAACCGATAACCAATGTCCAATGCCCAATTTTCGTTAAAGTTATATGCCGCGCCCAGACCGACCTGCCATTCAAAGCGATACAGGGTATCATCGGCAACCGTACGTTCACCCAATGGGATGTTTTTTAAAGTCTTACCCAGTTGGGCTATTATAGGTCCAACCGCCGGCAAACCTTTATTATCATCTATAAATTGTTTTAATGCCAATTGATCAATTTCAATATCAACCGTGGCCTTTTGTCTGTACACACCAAAACCAACACCGGCACCAATATATGGGGTCCAATTTGAATTGGCCAATTCAAAATCATACCATACGTTCGCCAGGTATGAATTATGGCGAACCTTGGTCGATGTTTCAATTTCGGCCGGTACACCACCCTTCAATCCAGGCATACCACCAGCAATAGAAGAAACTAAATCACCATCGAACACGTCATAATCATCTTCGGATGCACTGCGCAGGGCAACTTCCAGTTCCGCACGGACGTTATCTATTTTAACACCTGCGGTTATTTCGCCCGCAAATGCCATATCAAAATCCATATCATCGCCACCATTGCGAACAAACGCCTGGTTCATGATTTCAGCGACACCGGCGGCATCAGTGGCAGTCATCAACCCCGTCAGTGGTTTTGTGTCCAGCCCAACACGCTTTGCGGATGTGCCGGCCTTGTCAATAACAACGCCCAGTCCAACATATGGGGTTATTTCCATTGCGAACGCAGATGGCGCAAACATAAACGCCGCCATAAATAATGCAACTTTTGACTTCATCGTTTCTCCTCTTAGATACTTTTGTATAGGTTTAAATACCTAATGTACAGTATTCTATATAAAAAATTAAGTCAATAAAAAAACAGTTTATAACGCGATATTTAGTCAAATTTATTTGGGTATATACGACGTAAATATTTTATCAATATTTCATACCCATCACACGATGATGGAATAATTTGCCCGTGTGCACGCATTTCAGATATGCGCCCAGGGGTCGCCCATTGGACAGACTGAACCTCGTCCGGTTGCATTATGATATCGCCCAGATTAACATCTTGTTCAATCAGCCATACGTCAAAAAATTTATTTTTACGCTTGAACGTGCCAACCAACGTGGCGTTTTCAATACGCGGGGTTATACCAATTTCTTCACAGCATTCGCGCGCGCATGCCAGCCACGATGTTTCACCAGCCATCGCCCCGCCCCCAGTTTTGCCCCACATGTCGGCATACTTGGCCATAGTGTGCGGACGCTGTTGCAATAAAATTTCACCGTTCGAATTCAAAAACCATGCCTGGACCGACAGTTTATTCAGCCCACGCGGAATTGGGGCACGACGTTCGCCCTGGGCAATAATTTGGCGCGCGTTATCATATAAATCAATAATTTCAGACATGTTGTACAATATCCTTAGGTTTAACGACGGAAATCTTAACCCGATGTATAAATAAAATCAAATAAATAATACCGGGACACCAATGGATTGACATATAATCGTTATGTTATTGTTGCATTTACAAAAAAAACATGTACAATGATACGCGGTTTACCCAGAAAACAAAAAATATTGACGCCCAAACCGGCGCAGAAAAAAGTTTCGGATGGGTGGCAGAGCGGTCGATTGCGACGGTCTTGCATACGAGTCAGCGAGACAAGCATCGCGCAGTCGAGCGCGAACGAGTGGTGAGCAGCACCGCCAGGTGCGGTCAGCGAACAAAACCGTCGGTTTGAAAGACCGGCGCATAGAACAGTTTCGGATGGGTGGCAGAGCGGTCGATTGCGACGGTCTTGAAAACCGTTGTGGGGGCAACTCCACCGGGGGTTCGAATCCCTCCCCATCCGCCAGTATTCTGGGGTTTGCAATGAACTCCACAAAAATCCCGCGGTTCCGCGGGATTTTTCATGCATTGACTTTGGTATGGGACGAAATTTGGGGCTTTTTCAGCCAAAATATACGCCATTCTATACAATACCCATTTTGCCTGAGTCAATGGTATAAGCAAACGCCCGGACGATGCCCGGGCGTTGACTTTGGTATAGGATGTTTAGCCACCATAGAATGCCGTTTCTTGTTTGCCGAAGTCGCTATATCTTTCGGCGATTTTGAACAGGGTTTGCAGATTTACGTGCGCGGGTACTTCGCCCTCTAGTATATCACCAATTATTCTGGGCGACAAGTATGCCAGGTTCATGTATTTATAAACGGTGCGATCCGCGCGATGCTCGCCCCGGCGGATTTGTTCAACCGGCACACCTGCCTCGTACTGCTTTTTATACTTCCATCCAAAGGCCAGTGCCTTGGTTAGTATCTGTGCATTCTCTGTCTTGGTGTGCACCGATACTTCACCGCCATCACACCGGTGGTTTATACACGTACGCGTATTCAGATAAATCGGTTTTTCAATAACGGCAAACTTTCCGTCATCGGTTATGTAGCACGGCATCGCATTGCTGATGGTATTTAATGCATCGCGCTTGAACGGTTGCAGGTATGCGGTATCGGCGATATTTATAAAGATGGTCAGCTTTTGTTCATGATAGATGATTTTATCAATCATCGGTTGGATAAGGCTGTCTGCGAATTCGGTCTGTCTGAACGCCAGACGCGCCGCATCCGGCAATGCCCCCATGTCTGAGTCTAAGAATTCTCTGACCGTATCACGAACAATCGTATCGACATCGCCGGCAGGCAGGGATGTTTTGCCAGCGCGATAATATCTATATTTCTTCAATCCGTTTTCTTTATTTCCATCGCGATTTTTTAAGATCTGGCCATCCGGTGTCATAATTTTGTTGTGCAGCAGGGATTTGCCGGTGGTATAACCTGCGCCCTTATGATTGTTGCCGTCACGCAATTTCCGTTGCACGGCATCAAACAGCGCACTGTCCAGTATTGCCGCATGTTGGCCATCAAACATCTCTTTGGTGCGTTTGTTCGCGATTTTGCCGATATAAACCGGATTTTTCAGAATCCTATCCAGCGAGCTGACCGCGATGATTGAACCGCCCTTGGTTTCGCCTTTGTTGGTTGTCCATGTTTTACCGCGTATGCCTTTATCAATCAGACGCAGGCGGCAATCGGACAAGCCGGTGCTTTCCATATATGTATTGAATATGATGCGTACGGTTGCGGCCTCTGTGGCATTTTCGACCAGTTTGCCGTCAATCACATCGTATCCCAACGGCGGTATGCCACCAACCCACATGCCCTTGGCCTTGGTTGCGCGGATTTTATCGCGCACGCGTTCGCCGGACACTTCGCGTTCAAATTCTGCGAATGACAGCAGCATGTTCAGCGTTAATTTGCCCATGGCTGTGCTGGTATCAAAACTTTGCGTTATGCTGACCAGGTTGCAGTTATGGGGTTCAAAATCTTCCTTCATCATACGCTTGAAGTCGTAAATACTGCGCGACAGTCGGTCAATTTTATAAACCAGCACACATTGAATCTTGCCAGATTTGATCTCGGACAGCATTTCTTGCAGTCCCGGGCGTGCCATCGTGCCACCGGATATGCCGCCATCGCTGTATGTTTTGTAGAATTCCCAGCCCTGGAATTGTTGTGATGTTATATAGCTGCGACAGGCCAGTTCCTGATTGTCCAGACTATTAAACTCCTGCTCTAGCCCGTGCTCGGTGGATTTGCGAACGTATACAGCACATTGTATTTTCTGCATATTTTACCTCTTTTGTTGACTCCATTAGTGCTTACAACGGCGGAGAAGTCAAGTCAAAAATAGCATTCTTATAAAACAGCGTATTTTTTTGTAAAAAACACTTGACAGGCGCACTTTTGTGTATTATATATTATATGAACCAAACGAGGAGTGCCGAATGTTGGACGGATTTATTGGCTATGAGGACAAAAGCAAACGGAATTATACCGTGGCTTCTGTGTCCCCGAAAACTGGTCGGATAGGCTTTTCAGAAGCTTTCGTGAAACGGCAGAATCTAGCCGATGTCAAATTCGCATATTTGATGTTTAACCCCAAAAGGAATCAGATCGGAATCGAGTTTAGCAAAACGAAGGAAAAAGCCGGAATGATCAAAATTCAATTTCGCAAAAATTCTGGGTTTTACATTGGTGCATTGGGTTTCTTGGAAAAATTTGATATTCGGTTGAGCACCGCAATGTTTTTTGAACCTATCAAATTAGCCGGTGAAGATTGCGTATTCATCATCGATTTGAACAAACCCGTAAGCAAAGGAGGAAATCCTGTGACTAAGTAAAGTTCATAAGGGAAATAAAAAAAGAGCTGACGATGTTAATCCTCAGCTCCGTGGAAATTTAGAATATATCTAAACCCCTAGACAAGTTTTAGTATATATCAAGATTTCCAAAATTTCCATATTTTTTTAATTCCCATAACGGCTGTGACCGTTTGTGGGCAGTTGGTAAACATATTCAAATATAGAGAACAAAATGTCAAATACATATGTTGAAACAAGTACACTTAAACTCCCTGAGGGAAAATATGACGACCTAAGTTGTATTGAAATTATATCCTTAGCTTTTGGGCTTGGGACAATTGGGATGTTCCCGCCTATTGGAATCTCGGGTAAAGATAACGAAGTGGTTGTCGGAGGGCGCCGCCTCATATTGGCCAGAACACTGGGGTGGGAACGCGTCCCTGTGGTACGTGATTTAGATAGGTTACCAGAATATTTACAGATACATTGCAAGGATGCGGACACAGTTTTTGCTGGACTGGCAACGAAGTTTGATGCCGAAGAAGCGAATAACATGTTCATGAATTTGGGCAGAATGCCGTTTGTTCAGCAAGCGTTTAGTAGCAAAAAGAAGCAAAAGAGAAAACAATGGAAAAAATAGATCTAAAAATAGAATATGTGAATACATCCCTGATACGGGAGTATTCACGAAATGCCAAAACTCACCCTGAAGAGCAAATTCAGCAAATTGCCCAATCAATCCGGAGCTTTGGATTTAATAATCCAGTATTGGTGGACGAAAATCTGGAAATTATAGCGGGCCACGGCAGATTTGCAGCGGCGCAGACAATGGGATTAAAAAACGTACCTGTCATACGACTTAACCATTTAACAGAAGAGCAAAAACGCGGCTTCAGGCTCGCAGACAACAAGATAGCCGAGAACGGCGGATGGAATGTTGAGTTGCTAAAATTGGAGTTGGCTGATCTAGATATTAGTTGTGATGGTGTCGAGATTACAGATACCGGATTTACAACGCTTGAAATTGACTCTCTGTTTGCGGATAAGCCCGAAAAAGCGACAGATACAAAAAAGGCTGATGAAAAAATCAACGCCGTTCCATTCGTCCCCGATGACGAAATCATAACACAACTTGGTGACATTTGGCAAATCGGCCCCCACCGCATTGTTTGTGGTGATTCATTACAGGAAGCGACTTACAGCAAATTGATGGGTGACTCCTTAGCGGATTTGGTGCTGACTGACGCGCCGTACAATGTATCCGCGGCCAGTATCGGAAATTCTGGTAAATACAAACATCAAAGTTTTGCCATGGCTGCCGGTGATATGACGGAGACTGAGTTTACCGCGTTTTTGACCACTGTTATGCAAAATTGTTCCAAATATTCCACACCAAAAGCTCTTGGATATTATTGGATGGATTGGCGACATTCTTGGGAAATCTTATCCGCAGGTCGTACTGTGTATCCGCTGTTTGTTAACCTGTGTGTGTGGTCAAAGACCTCTGGTGGTATGGGGCGATTATACCGCAGCCAGCATGAACTCTGCTTTATATTTGGCAAGGATAAGCATTATCTAGATAATGTCGAACTTGGCAAACACGGCCGTTATCGCACTAATGTATGGAATTACGCCGGTGTGAACAGCTTTGGTGCACATAAGGGGGATCAAAAATACCATCCGACTGTGAAACCCTTAGAGATGATTGCTGATGGGATTCTCGATGTGACGCCACGAGGCGGTTTGGTTTTGGATACATTCCTGGGCAGTGGGACAACATTGATCGCGTCTGAAAAGGTCAAACGCGTTTGCTACGGCATAGAGTACGAGCCAAAGTATGTCGACACGGCAATTCGTAGATACAGGGATTTATTCGGTGTAGATGCGGTGCGTGAGGCCGATGGTAGGAGCTATTCGGATTTGTTGTCCGAAAAGCGTTCAACCCAGAAATAAAATTCCTGCGATAAAAACATATATATGTTCGGCACGATGAAAATTGTGCCGAACAAGAACCGGGGCAAACGCCTCATTAGTTAATGTGCCAAAAGGAGTTAAATATGGTACTGAAATTGAAAAAATCTGTTAATAAAAACCAACAAAAAGGAAAAGCTATGTTGAGACTAAAATCAGCACAAAACACGCCGAAAGCAGCGGAAAGACAAGTGTCCCGTGAATACTGGGAGGCGTATCGCCAGACGCAAATAGGGCTTGATGCCTCGTTGCATGCTTTGTATGCCGCAACTGACGATGTAAGTCGCAAAAAGGAGTATCTTGATATCATGAAGCATGTACGCCAGGCATTTGTAAAAACCAACGCGCACCTGGGGATCAAAACGCCAGTTGATGATGAACTGCTGCCGTTGCCAACAGAACCCGATGATAGCAAATTGCCGCCGGTGCCAGACGAATATTTCGATGACAAGGTCGAAGTTGTGTCCGCCAGAAAAATCCATGCAGATCGTGTGGTTGATATGGATGATTTAGCGATGGAGTTGGCCTTGGTTGTGGCATTTGAACAAAATCGGCTGGATTCCCTGTTCAAGAAAGCGACAAAGGTGATTCAGAACGCAAATACAGCAAAGGAGGCAAATCTTGATGTCAAATAATGAACAGACCATAGGGTATTCTCATCCGCCGGTCGATAAAAGGTGGAAAAAAGGTCAGAGCGGAAACCCCAATGGGCGGCCGCGCGGTTCAAAAAACACTTTGGATATTTTGAACCGGCTGGCGAACGAAGAGATTAAAGTGACCCAAAATGGCAAAGAAATCAAAATTTCTAAAAAAGCCGCGGCGTTACTGCAGGCTGTCAATAAGGCAGCGCAAGGTGATTCCAAGGCCTTGAAAACACTGTTGCCGCACTTGATGGCGGCCGATGCCAAGGCCGCGGGGCATTTGGATTTTATCAACTTCAAATCGCCGCGCTTTGATAAGGCGTTGTGTTGGGTTATCGAAATTTTTGAAGAATCGATGAACGATAGCAATATCGATAAAATTACCCAACAGCAGGTGTTTGGACATATTGGACGCCGTATGGCCGATTTTGAACAGATTGCCGATAGCATATTAAACGATAAAAATTGGACCAAAGAAAACAGTCCGGAAAATCCGTTTATTGGTTATCGCGAAGTAAAGCCCGCAACATCGTAGGAATAGCGTAAAATCGTCAGATTTTCAGGTTTTTTGCATTAAATAACTGGACTTCTGGCGATTTGTAAGCGCTAATGGACACGACATGCAAGGAGTGTAATATGAAGCTAAAAAAATATACCGATGAACTGCCGAAAACGCTGGTGGAATTAAAATCCATGTCGGCGGATAAATTGACCGAATTATGGGCGCATTATTTCCCAGGCGGTCGTCCCCAGATAAAGCCGCTGTGGTGGAAAATCCAATGCGAGATAGGTGGACAAAAATTAGGGCAAAAGCATATCACAAAACTGAATGCATATGCCAAAAATCCGGACGCGTGTGTAGAGAATTCGAACAAGGCGAAATATCACATAAAGCCAGGTACGCAACTGATAAAGAAATTCAAGGGGCAAGAGCACTTTGTGACCGTGGATGCACCAAATCAGTTCGTGTATGGGGGCGCGGTGTATAAATCGCTGTCGGCAATTGCTACGCAAATATGTGGTCATAAGGTCAGTGGGTATGATTTCTTCGGCTTTAATAACAAAAGCGCAAAATTATGAGAAAGAATGTGTACGTGGCAGCTTTGAAATACGAGCTGTGTCATTGTGATGGGGTAGATAAGATTTGTCAGATTATTGGTAAATCGGATGCTTTTCTACCAGAAAGTGAAGCGTGGTGTTGGTTCGAAAAACACGAAACCGACATACCCGCAATTAAACAAATATTGAAAAAAATAGGGTATTAAAAAATGAAGAAAATGTTATCTAAAGAATCAGAACTTGAATGCATGTCTTGCCTGATGGATCATGCTTGTCTATGCAGTGGAATAGCGCAGGCTGGTATTACCGGTATGTTAGATGCGATTAAAAGAAAGGATTTAACAGATTTCTCATCACTTGTGGAAGAAGTGATAGGCGAGTGTAATACTTTGAAGTGTTATCTAGAGACTATGTTGACGCTAAGTATATCCTGTCTTCACTAAGACAAAATCCCCATCTGAAAATCAGATGGGGCTTTTGTTTGCTAATATGGAATTAGAAGTGTAATCTAAATCCTGCTTTAACATTGGTATAGGCATCACTGTCCACAAAGTACTGGGCGTTACCGTACAGGCTAAATCTACCGGATTTATAATCAAACCCTAATGTTGCTGCACCACGATATTCATAATCGTTATTATACAAACTGAATGTGCCGTCCATACCACGCATTCCAAGTTTAATATCATAGGTGTCGCCAAATTCACGATATACCATTAAACCTGAATTCAATTTGAATCTGCTGCCATCTGACAACTGTTTTTCATATTTTGTATAGAATCCCAATCCGGTTTCAACAGATACTGTCCTGTCATCAGGTATAACCAAACTGAATGCTTGTTCATCTTCATGTCCGCTTTGGTCGTATACAATCGCATTAAATGCTAAATCTGGTGCAAATGTCCAATTACCAAAGGTCAAAGGATAACGCAAATCGTTCATTAACCCAAATATGCGTTTTTCAATATATCCTTCATAATTGATATTATTATATCCACGACGGTTATATTCACTATGCGCGAATCCAGCCTTTGGTGCTATAACCAATTCAATATCATTATTGGTGTATGTTGCCGGCATATAGAATAACCACACGTTATTCTGCCGATGCATATTGTCGCCATCACCAGTATTGATATTTGCCATTGCCATACCATAGCCGAGCTTCCAATTGTCAGATATTTTGTCGCTGCTTATGCCATATCGTCCAGAGCCGCCATTATGGTCATTACTGAACGAGAAATAACCAGTACTATCACTGATATCAAAACTATCACGACCTGAATTTTCAAACAGTTTATTATTCATTGAAAAACTGATTTCACGCATAGCGGATAAATCTTCGTGGGCAAATTGTGTAAATGTGTTCAATCCTGTTAACCCAGATAAAGTGTTATTGAACGCAGACATATTATCAATAGATTTCAAAGTGCTAAATAATTCTGTACCGTTGCCGTTAGTGTAATTATTTTTCAAAAATGCTGCCAAAGATGCGTTATCAGTCAATTCGTTAAAATCTTTCATCTGCATAACAACATCATGTCCATTATCTGCCAACGAAGCATTAAACATAGCAGAAGCAGAACGAACATTTAATCCGGATACATCACCGGCATCAATCATGTTTTCTGCTATATATGTTGTTTGATTACCGTTTTGAACCAGTTCACTTGATATATTCAAATCACCAGACAATTCGTTATCCACCACAAATTGCGAACCAAGCCCAGCAACCACATTACCACCCATAGAATTCAAATTCATCTGTGGTGCCATCATCAGACCAGAATTATACAAAGAACCACCATTTAAGACTATATGATTGCTATAGCTATTACTACCATCGCAGGTTATGCCATCACACGAAATGCCATTTAAAGTGATTGTTCCTGTATTTGTAACAGTTGAACCTGATTCTACATAAATTCCATAAGCATTACCATTTGTAGTGATATTGATCGTTCCGGAATTATTAACTGTACTGCCCGATTTAGCATATATACCAATTACATTACCAGCGGTACCAGTCGGCGATTGCATAACATTTGTATCGTCAATATAGGCATCCCTGGTTATATTAATTGTACCAGAATTAGTAATTGTTGAATTTGTATTACCAAATATGCCAATTGCTGTACCTGTACCGATATTATTGATGTTGATTGTACCAGAGTTCTCGGCAGTTCCTGTAGCAGTGTTATTAATATACATAGCAATAACTTGTCCATCCGCAAGATTTTGCATATTTATGGTTGACTGTTCTGTAACATCCGCTTCTATTTCATTATAAGTGTTATGATAGGTATCGTTGGTATTATATAAATTATAACCGTATAAGCCGAAAGCGTCTCCATTTGAATAATTTACAACATTTATTGTGCCAATAGCATCAACCAGTTGTGTATTATCTGATACCCACGCATTATATAGTCTCCCAGCACCGTACAAAGCATAAGATTTTCCAGAACCATAATTAAACATACTAATTGTGCCAGATCCTGCGGCAGAATTACCTGATAACCTATTAAGGGCTGATGTATATATTCCATATGAATCCCATTGGTTATGATTTACTATTTTTATATCACCAACACCATTACCATCTGTATTCCAAGAAACGTCTGAACTATACAGCCCGTATACATTACCATCACCAATATTTTCTATATCAATAATTGCATGTTTTGTTTGATCTATTTCTGATGCTTCATGAATGGACTGATAATCACTTTGAAGATTATATATATCAGCGCCATTGCCACTACCATATATTCCATATACGTTTCCTGTATTGTTGCCACCATTATACTGATTATTTATCTTGATGATCCCTGTGATGTTCGCCAACTGTGACGAACCATGATATATAACATTACGTCCTCTATTTTCTGTATAAATCCCATACGTGCCGGCACCACTACCATATTGGTTATAAATATTAATATTATTTTTTATATTTATTACACCCAAAACATTTATATCTTGTGTTAGTCCCAGAACACTGACATTGCCTACTGAACAACAGTTTTGATTCGGTTTGCCTGCCAGTCCATATACTGAACCTGCGGCCGCCGTATTATCTATAACAATATATCCCGCAGCATCAGATCCAACTGCATTTGCATTATATACAGATGCTAAACCTTGTTCTGCATAACCACGCCAAGAAGACTCTATGCCATACACATTACCTGTACCGCCTAATCTTTTTATACTGATTGTACCGGTATCATTGTAAGCATTTGTAAACTCATGGTCATTTATATCAAAATCTTTATAATTTTTAAACCCGGTAATAGAATTGCCACCAGCTGCCACTTCAATATATATATCTGCATTATTGCTCATACCATCTGCGTCTGTTTTTCCTATAACCTCTGAAATTGTTGTTGCATTACTTATTATCTCTACGTCATTTGGTGTATCAACCCTTATAACAGAACACCCAACACCAGAAACCCAATTTTCATATCCTGGTTCACATTGACAAGATGTTCCGTTTTGGTATGCGTGTGTTCCACAACTAAGCGGTATCAAGGAACACCCAACACCTGACACCCAGTTTTGGTATCCAGAATTACAAATACAACCAGATTCCGACCAGGTTGCATTTAATCCGCAATTTAAAGGTTCACATTCCTTGTATAACATTTCGCCTGATTGGCAGGTATTCCCAGTTTCAACCCAACCATTCGCACATTCCAAATTTTCATAAGGACATGAAATTAGTCGATCACATTTGTATCTTATTTCTTCCGTAGTACCACAAGAGCTACCTAAAGTATAACCAGCAGGACATTGTGAAGAGTCCGTATATTGATAATCATCACAGGACGCCATGGATGTATCTGAACCACCGCCTCCGCCACCGCCCCCACCACCAGAACCGCCGCCCATGGCCGCGGCAGCACCGGCAACCGCAACGCCGCCCAATATACCGCCCCAGCCCCATTTCCCAAGTCCCAGGAATGTTTTGCTGGATGCGCTGGTTGTCTTGGCGATAAATTTGTCGTATTTCTTTTTAGAAATATTTTTTACACATTCGTGTTTTTTATTGGCACCGTATTTTACTAATGTATTATATGTCGCCACATCGTCATTTAAGATCGCATTACATAGCGCTGTATTGCCACTATTATCCATTGTATTAATATCAGAAATCTTGTTTAACATCGATGGCGATTGTTGTGCCATACGATAAATATCGTTCGCAGTGTCTGCGTGCGCGTTAAATACACAGTTTAAGGTAAAGATTCCTATGATTGTTATAAATTTAATACGATGCGACATAGCGTTTTGACCCTTTGTATACGTTATAAAAGTTAGACCGCCAACGAGAATTTGGCGGTCGGGGAGTTGAGAAATCAATTTATCAGTGATTCCGCCAGCCTTTCGGATAAACCGTGTTGTATAACTGACAGCTCCCCGACATATTGTCGGGGGAATTTTCTAACGACACAATGGTTCGGAATTTTCAGATTACGATACCACCGCACCGGATAAATTAGGCTTCTCACAGCCCCGAACCCAATTCCCATTGGATTCACAAGTCAGTCTAGCAATAAAATTTTGAAAATGCAAAATATATTATATATGTGACACAAAGTGATTTTTGTGCGTATTTGAATCGGGATGCGAAGGGTGATGTTTAACTATAATTGATACCAATAACATCAGGTTAAAAAGTAGTATTAATCTTTTTGGCTTTTTTATTTGTTTTTCTGATATTTTTTTGTCTGGCTAATAACTTTTGTTTCGTTGGGTTCATGAAACCTGCGGTCACTTGCTGCTGAGAAGTTATCTTTCCGAGTATTGGACGAATTTCAACTGCAGACATTTTATTTATATCTGAATTTTTAATGCTTTTTATAATATCAAGACGTTTTTTGTTTCGTACCTGTAATCCAGATTTGGTTAACGCGCATCCGGTAATAAGTTTGGTCTGGTTGGCATTATAGAATTCGGTTTTTCCGTCATTGATATCAAGGTGAACGTGCTTTAGTCGTTTTATTATATGTTTTATGGTGGATTTTGAAATTGGGTGTTCAGAAGAGAACGTCATGTCGTCTACGTACAAAGAAAATGTGATGTCTTTAGATCTGCAAAAAGCGTCAATTTCATCAAAGGTTTGCTTATAACACCAGAAAATCATAAGTTGGCTTATTGGGGAGCCAGTAGGAAAATATGAATCCTTTTGACCTTTATTTATTGTGACAAGATCTGCCAATAACCAAGCAATGTCATCGGACATCTGAAAGGTGTTTCGGAACATGTGATATAGAAAAGTCTTTCGACCAGATTGATAAAAGGACTTAATGTCCAGTGTTACGCAAAATGGGTGTCCTACATGAGCTTTAGCGTTATCGATATGGCTTTTACCTTTTCTGCCAGAGTTTAGATAGTCTGGAACGGCGACCGGCGATAATAGGTTTTTCAGCCGATTATGCATATCTTTGATGTACGGTTTGGGATCTTCTATTGGGCGGCGTTCTTTGCTGTCATGCTTCTTTGGCAGAGTAAATAGCGAGTACTGACTTTTCGAACTGCGAAAATTATGTAAAAATTGTGTGTTGCAACCTAAAAGGCGAGCTAATTTCGACTTGCTGGAAAGCTTATATAAAGGGCAATCTGTGATACTTATGGTTGTGGTCATTGATTTGCGCTTTGTTGACTTCCCAATACTTTTAATAATTTGAACATGGTGTTACGTATGGCGATTTTTACATTTCCACGTTTCTTGTCTTTATCTAGATCTTGAGCAAATAGCAATAAAGCAGCAGGGGTTGTTTGAAATATTTTTGCATATTTTTCAATGAGTGCCATCTGAGGTGTCGCTTTGCCTTGCTCTATTTTTGAGAGCTGAGCTACAGATATGCCGAGTTCCTTTGCCAATTCTGTGGCGGTCATATCGTGTAAAATCCGTAACAATCTTAACGTTTCGTTTAGCATAATCCATAATCCGGGTACTAAGTGCAAAAAAAGACTTAAGAGAGACTATTTGTGTTATTCATTGGCGGCAATATATTTTGCAATTTCCATTAATAACTTGCACAAAAATCTTCTATGTTTTATACAGAACTTCAAAAAAGTGTGTACCATTGTATTTTCCTTTTCTTTCTCCCATCCATTTTAAGACCTATTCTTAAAACTCGTGGGGCGAGCCTAGAAATTAAGGATACAATGACTGGAAATAGAAGACGTTCACCTCTCTTAGTTTTCGTTTCCCAAGCGAGCCTGGGAAACGCCTGGCGCCGTTCGTGTACATTTACAGTACGATCATCGGATGCCAATTGTTAATATCTGGTTGGTCGCCCAACCGCAGGCAAACACTGGGTGCTGCCCAACACTTTTACTCGCAATTCGTCCAGCTGTCATTAAACATATAAGAAAAAATATTTCGTGTCAAGAAAAATATTTTCCTGTTGTGCTGGTGTGGGAATGCTGAATTTTCCCTGTTCCGGGGAATTAAATTCCCTGTTATTTTGGTGGTGATTTGTGACTTTGAATGCCGAAAATGCCAGAATACCAATGGGTTAGCGGAATGTTGTACAAGAAATGACGGGGACGAAAATGAAAAAAATCCCTGTAAAGTCCCTGTATTTATGGATTGTGGTATCGGAAATTGTGCAACAGAATACATGTCCGCCAGGAATATTGAACACCCCGTGGTAATCCCACGGGATGTTATTTTTCGCCCCATTTCCGGCGGTTTTTGACAGCGGCATTACCAGTATATATCATCATCCGCGTCCAATTCGTCAATGTTTACGATATTTATATACCTTGCCCGATTTAGCCGAGGCACTTTTCGGAGAAATATTGACATTAATAGAATGTTATGTACACTTAGTAACATGAAATTTGCACTAGTAGACAATCAAAGAGTTGAAGCAGAAAAGGGGAAGCTAGGTCTTTGTCCAGGTTGTATGCAGCCAGTTATTGCCAAATGCGGTAACTTAAAAGTTAATCATTGGGCTCATAAGGCTAACAAATCATGCGATACATGGTTTGAACCGGAAACTCAATGGCACCGCGATTGGAAAAATCAATTCCCACGGGAATGGCAAGAAATCTTTTTGACAGATGAAAATACAGGTGAGAAACATATCGCTGACGTCAAATCCCCATTGGGTTTTGTTGTTGAATTTCAACACTCTGCAATAAAGAAAGAAGAACAAGTATCACGGGAAAGATTTTATAAAAACATGGTGTGGATTATTGATGGTTCTAGATTAAAATATGATTGGTCTCGTTTTCTTAAAGGATTCAAGAATGAATTTAAACGGACTATATTACAAGGGTTCTTTTTAACATTGTTCCCTGAAGAAGTATTTCCAAAAAATTGGGTTGATAATAGCGTTCCTGTTATATTTGATTTCTCACAAGTAACAACTGATAATCCAATGGATGAACAACTTAAAAACACGTTGTGGTGTTTAATGCCTGGTAGAGCAAAATATGATGCTGTTGTATGTGGTATAGATAGGAATCAGTTTATAAATCAAGTATTAACTAAAGCACAGTTGTTCGACAAAGAAACGCCTGAGGGTTTTGTAAAAAGCTTTGAACGTGCAATGAATTCATGAGCAAAATATCTTTTCTTGAATATTAAAATCGTCATTCCGCGATGCTTTATCTAGAATATCTCTGACGGAAATTTCCAGTTTACCTTTTAATAACATATTCACAATATTCGGATTAAGATATGCTAATGCTAAATATTTGTAAAACAGTCTTGGCGAAGTACGAGCATTATGTATAATGTTGTCTACATTGCCATCTTGTTCATATAATTCACGATATTTCCATGCGGTGGTAAAGGCCTTTAGAATCAGATGGTTGTTGTCGGTGACATTTAGAACTCCGTTTTTACCACGGTCGTATACCGTGTTGACGTATTTGCGTAAGAATACTTTTTCCGTGATTGTTATGCTGTTGTCGCCAATTATATATTCCATGGGCTCAACATTTTGATTTACATAATGATCCTTGATAAACGGCTGTAATTTTTGCGCATCTATAGTCAGTGTATAAATCAGCTGTTCTTGCGAATACACAATTTTTTCAACCAATGATTGAATTAAGTTGCGTTTTTCTGCAAAATTCATATTTGTTACATCAATTCGTTTTAATACGGTGGCCAGGTTTATGGGCAGATTCGACATATCGCTGTTCAGAAAATTGGTTATTGTTTTTATAACAATCTCATCCACACACGCGGCAGTCAAATAAAATCCCCTGGTTGCATAGTAATGAATTTTTCTTTTACCTTTACCGCTGGTCATTTGGTTGATGAACTTTGTGCCATTATGATTAAATAATTTACCTGTCAGTATATTTGGTGCGCGTGTGTTTGGTGATTTATTGTTGGAATTATTGGCTAGTGTAACTTGAACACGATTAAACAGTTCAGCAGAAATAATCGGTTTATGTTCGCCTTTGGCAAAAGTGCCTTCTTTTTTGTTTTCGATTTGCCCGATGTAAATCTTATCGCGCAATATACGATGCATACTCATTTTAGCAATAGGATTGCCACCACGAATTTGTCGTTTTGCTGTCTCCCATCGTTTGCCAAATATGCCTTTTTGTTTTGCATATTCAGTCAAATCATTTACAGATTGCACTTCCAGATATTTTTCAAATAGGTGTCGTACTTGTTCAGCTTCGGTTGGATTAACTACCAACTTCTTATTTACCAGGTCATACCCTAAACGTGGTGCGCCACCCATCCATAATCCTTTAGCCTTTGATGCGCGGATTTTATCACGCACACGCTCCGACGATACTTCGCGTTCAAATTGTGCGAATGATAATAGCATATTCAGAGTTAATTTGCCCATAGATGTACTGGTATCAAATGATTGGGTAATGGATACGAAATTCGCACCATATTTTTCGAAATATTTCATCATGTTATGGAAATCCAGGATTGAACGAGACAACCGATCAACCTTATAAACAACCACGGTATTGACCAATCTATGTGCCATATCATCCAACATTTGTTTTAACGCTGGTCTATCCATAGTTCCACCAGATATTGCCGCATCACTATAGGTTTTATAATATTGCCAACCATTAAATGATTGGGATGCAATATATGCTTTGCACGACTCTTCTTGGTTCTGCAGAGAATTAAATTCCATATCAAGACCATGTTCGGTTGATTTACGGGTATAAATAGCGCATTTAAGTGTCATGTTTACATCCTTTATTTATACCAAAGAAAAACGTGCCGGACACCCGCATACCTGCTATCTTGGTTGCAACAGCCGACAGGCTCTCATACTTATCACCATCATATGAAAAACTGCCATCATCATTGACCAGAACGGTGTGTTTTATACCCTTAAAATACCTGGTTAAAACCGTGCCTGGAACAAAGTTATATTTGTTTTTAAGGACACTGGTCAGACATTTTTCTGGATTATCTTTGTATTTGCGAATTTGCACCAAATGTTTGTGTTCTATCCGCAGATTTAGGCGGTCACACTGAATATAATACCAAAGTGACCGCATTTGCCGTTTGAACGGATATGGTGAGTATTTAGCCCACAATCGCGCCCGTTCATCAAAGGACATGGCTTTTAACTCGTCCATCGTCTTAGGTAGGTTGTCTTTATAAGACATATCGACTCCTTTATAAGGTCACGCAATTACCGCTCTAAAAGAGTCAGAAGTCAAGTTAATAAAGAGATCAAAAAGACAATTCTTTTTTTACATTCTATCAAATAAAATAGATAATATAGCCATTTGTTTTTGCTTGCGATACCATATTCAAAATAATTTCGTAAAAAAACACCGCCAAAATGGACGGTGTATATGTATTTTTTATGCATTTTATTTGATATTTATTTTCAAAGCTGTCTCATCAGCTGTCAATAGCATGATACACAACATATAAAGCACATCGGAATCATTAACTTTCGTCTCAAATTTCTGACGAGCGAGTTTGATTGCATCTCTACTAAATGACTCTGTTGTTTTCTGTCCTAGCAGATTTACAAAGTCTTCACCCAATGATTCTGGTAACATACTTAATACATCTTCATTTACTGCTAAATATCTTTGTAAATAACGATCTGTTACATCCTTAGCGTTGACTTTCTCCGCTTTATCTTCATTATAAACATCAGCTGCCTTCTGCCAACTGGCATCGCAAAATTGCGGTATAGACACAAGGTGTATGTATAAATCTTCTGCGATTGCTACATTTTGAACACCGTATTTATTTTCCAGTTGTATTCTTGGATCTGTTCTTTCGTAATAATGCCCATATACAATCAACCCTGTAAAAATGCCTAGCACGCAAAAAAACACTTTATCCCATTTTGTAACAGTTTTAGATTGTTTATTTTTGGAACGTCTTAATGTTTCTACACGATAAGCTGTTATACATAGTCCGAGCCACAAGGTGGTCCATATTAAAATTCCTATAACAGAGCCACCAGAAACGTGGTATTGATCAAGTACAAACAACCTGCTTATTGAATCATACAACTTAAGTACCGCCATCAAAACGAATGTGAATCTGTAGCCTCGCATTATAAAATACCCTATTGGTATAAAGAGGATCGATATTAAAATATAATCTATCCATTCATGATAAAGTATCGCAGTAAGCAAAAACGAACCATAAACAAAACATAGTAAAAAGAATCTCACACTCTTATACCAGGGCAAAACATCATAAACCTCAACGTTCTCACGAACGACACTTTCATCAACCCATAGCATTGCAGAAAACCAATTACGTTCTTTCGTATGTGTTTTATGTACTATTTTTTTCTTCATGTTTTACCCTTTCTCAGGTTACAACGATTGTATGATAAAAGTGTTTAATTTGTAAAGTATAAATTCCTATTTCTGTTCACTGTACATATTCCATAAGTATTCAAACCTGTGTGAATACTCTTTATTAGGTTGGTCGAAGAATACACAGTTTTCACTATTGTACTTGCTAGCATTTGTAGTCCAGTTGTACGATCCAGATACGACATGCAGATTATCAAATACCGCAAATTTATTGTGTTCTATTTTATGCTTGATATTAGTCACAACAGGTATGCCTGTCGCCTTTATTTTTCCTACCAAAAAACCTTTGCCTTTAGATTGTGTTCGGTCTGTTATAACGCGTATGTCAGCTCCACGATTATATGCTGTAATGATAGCATTGGTTATGTCCGGATGAGTGATTGAATAAACCGAAATGTCTATCTTATTTGATTATTTTATCCTTTCAATAATATTATTTTCGCATTCTACACTTGGTGTAAAAAATATTTTGATGTCACTGTTAGACAAAGGTTATTGCTTTAACTCTGGACACGAACATGAAGTTGAAGTTATAGCACACAGTAACAGCAACACCCTTTTCATATAACTCCCTCCATTTTACTGTTTACTTATGAAACAGTTTGCCTGTAAAACTGAAGAATGATATCGTCAGTATATTTATTATTTCCCAGGTTCCTCTATCAAAATGTACTATAAATACTGGGTTATATAATAACGCCACCAACGCATATAAAATCGTAAGGGGTTGATTTGTTTTGCTTGTAGATACTGCTGCCCAGATAGATACGGCACACACAACCAATCTCAATAATTGATAATAAACATAAGGCATCGGAAATAAGGCCAGCACTAAAAATACGCTGGCCACAATAAGTCCTATCTTGTAATTCATTTTTTATCCTTTATTCCGCCATCAGTGCGATTAAAAGTATCACACCACCAATTGCTAATATCCAATGCCAAATAAAGCCATAACTCTCTAATGAAATCTCAGTAGAGAAATCTATTGCTTTATCTTTTCTCTTTTGTGCATCTTCTTTTGTTATTTTAAATGCCTCAGTAATCTTCTTTTCGCCAAGTTTTAAGAATCTGTCTAACATTAAGCCCAGCACGGGTGCATTTTCAACATCTTGCAAACTGAGTGTTACTTTGTATTTGGTATCAGATTTCGCCATTATGATAAGAAAACCACTTTGCATACCAGCCATAACATCAGACCATTTAAATGTCTTAAATTCTGTAGGTGCAAAAGCATTGTCTTTTGCAAGTTTTACCTTGTCATCATAAATAAATCCATATAATGATTTACCTCTGGCTAATTGATCGACCATTGCTTGTATTATGCGAATACCAACCGCTTTCATTAAACAATCTATAAATTTGAAAAATTCGTCTTCGCTTAACATAGTGATTCTTGTATCAGTTTCATCTGTTCCAAAACCGACAAATGTATCTGTTCCCATATACACACCGTTTTGATAACGTTTTGTTGTCCCATAACGGATGTGTGTAATATCATCGGTATTGTATTTTGTATCCCCATAGACAATATGTTTTGAATCCAACGACAATGTTGTGGAACCACCCCAGAAACTGTTCTTGGTGTATTTGTATTTAATGGATTCCTCAAACGCTTTGTCGTCCTGTTGAATCTTGTTGATAGCATCTAGCCCCATAGACAAGCTTTCGTTGACAGATCCGACTTCAACAAACAGTTCTTTTGTTCGTTTCATAATTTTTTCAGCAAGTGCAAAATCTCTTGTCTTTTTTATTATTGTTACGGTCAAGTCTTCAACTTTGTGTGCAATTTCTCTAGTTATATCGTGTTCCAATCCTCGTCTTTGGGTGCTCAATTGAATTGGTTGCATAATATTATCAAAGGTCTCAAGTTCTTCTAATAATTCATCAGCCAATTTATTCAATGTTGTCTTTGATGTAGCCTTTTTATCCATAGCATCTTCAAGCTTTTTAATGGCCTCAATAACTTTGCTTTCTATGCTATCCTTATCCTTTTGTACGATCATCACATACACTTGATCTATAACATCATCTAACAGCGAATACGTGGATTTTTCTTTTTGCGCCCGTTCCATCAAATGCAGCATTATCTTGTTGGCTGTTTCCAAACTTAATGAAGATATTGCCTGCTGCAAAACGTGTATTGCATTGTTTTTGAGTTCTGTTAATTCTTCCTGGATAACCGACAGGTCCGTTACTTCTGGAAAACCAGATATTGTTCTGTCTTCGTTTATTATGTTCATCACAGTTTCTGGTTTAATTGATTCATAACTGCGTGCTAACGTGAATATAGCATTTTCTAAATTTTTAGTGGTTAATTTAACTCCAGAATCAAGATATGATAATACAACATTAACACCAGCCAATGATGACAAATGATCCAGTGTTTCGGCAGACAATTCCTTATCTTCCAATTCTTTGATAATTGTTTTTGTTTGCCTTATACTAACACCAGGAAACCACGCAAGTTCAGCAGACAAACGCCGTCTAGGGTTTGTTAAGACAGCTCTGGCCTCAGTGCATACAGACATGTCCAGGGACAAACTTTTTTCATCCACCAGTTCCTGTATCTTCTGGCGGCTATCACGTGTTGTTGCACCTAAAATATAAAACGGGTTTTCTTTAATCGTCATGGCCAAATCCTATACGTTTTTTCGTTGGTTCTTGGGAAGCTAATGCCTTGGCTTTCAATGCATCATCTATCTCTACTTGTGAAATTCTGTCTTTACCACGAAATGCCGTCAGTCTTGCTGCCTCTTTGACAACAAAGGCTACATCTGAACGTGGTTTACCTGCCAATGCCTCTACTACTTTGTCCAGGTTTATATCTTTTTCTACTGGCAATTTACCTAAGGTTGTATCCAGCATTCTTCTGATATCTTCTGCTGTTGGCATTCTGACCTCTATCTTGTGATCAAAACGACCTGTTCTCAAGATAGCAGGATCGATATTTTGTAATAAATTTGTCATTCCAACTACCAACACTTTGTTCTTTTGTGCCTCTGGGATAAGACGTAAGAATTCACCGACTTCCTCTATCTTGAAATCCTGCGCACCCTCTCTCTTTCCAAGGTATGCTTCCATTTCGTCAATAATCACGATTGATGGCGAGTTATCAAAAGCCTTATTAAAAACTTCAGCTATTTTTTGTCCTGTTTGGTGAATATAAGGACTGCCGATACTGTTTGAATCAATACGGTATACCGGCCAATCCAAATATTCTGCTAATTTTTCCACAGAATATGTTTTTCCTGTACCTGGTTTACCGTACAGTATAATCGGTGACGGGAACCCAATTCCCATAGCCTCGTAACGTGCCGAATTTTGTACGATATCAATAACGTTCTCAAAGAAAAACTGTTCCAAATATTCAGCACCTGGCAATGAAAACTTTCCTTTTGGTACTGAATGTTGTGCGCCAGCCACACGAACCATTGGTGATTGTTCCGTTTCCACGTTGCCATTTATGACCTTTGGTTGTCCTATACCGGCAGCATCGATGATGTCTTCCAGGTCTTCGGTTGAGAAATTCAATGTCAAACTTTTCAACCGGCGCAGCGATGTCGTAGGAACTGCCACACCTCCTGTCAACCATGTACCTAACAGCAAGCTATCATCTGTCGGTGTTCCGGATAATTCAGCAACTGGCAATAGTCTGGCTAATTGTTCAACGTATATTGCGTTATCCAATGGCACATCTTTTATGATGTTACGTGTCTGTTTTAAGCTGTTTGCAAAAGCCAGCGCAGACACTTTTGTTACATCAAAGTATTTGTAATCCACAGGTGCCAACAAAAATCTATCTGGTGATGTCAAGCAGCTGAATTTATTGCCCCCGAAATCACATTGAAAGAAAGCCTCTGTGTTCAGCAACCCTTGGTCAACCCACTTATTGACCAGTGGTTGTCTTGCAACCAACAAATTTTGTTTGTCGGTTGTTTTGTATATTTGCCACGCATCGTTGGCAAAAACCAAGTTCTTTATGGTTACATTATCAGCTATCTTATAATCTTTTGGCAGCCAGGGATCCATCATTTTATTATCCTCTCAATATGTTTGTGATATTCATATCTTCAAATCCAGTAGTGTGTGAATAGCAGATATTTTCAAGTTCTATGACGATTTGTCTTAATCTGTCGATGTTGTCATGTTCCATCGCATTTGTACCGTCCGCAACCAAAGTATTATATTTCTTCTTGTCTGTGATCACGCTTGGTTTTTCTGCTAATGCCTTGAACTTAGCAACCACGAACCAATCTTGTTTCCATAGGACAGAAAACATCTTTATTCTCAGTTCTTTCATATAATCTTCGAATTCATGACTGTTCGTATCAATTGCACGTTTCGCACTCGCCACAAGGTTATCTATAGCTGTCAAATCTGTGGTCGTTGCTGATTTACGTAACGGCTCAATAATTTTCAGCAAGTTATCCAATTCAATTTGACGGACTTCTCTAAGGTGTCTTTTACGAACCTTATCCAAGTCACGTTGTGCTTGCAAAACTTGTTCTTCTGCAACACGTGCCTTTTCTGGATCTCTTTCTTCCTTGGACAAAGATGCCGCATCATTCAGCTTGGAAATGGCCGAATCCAAATCTGGATCGTCTATATTCTCTGCCATCTCGCCTGCACGTTCTCTGATTTGTTCTGCATCAGATACGATTTGTTCTGCAACCTCTGTATAATCTTTTTGTCCCTCTTGTCTGGAATAGAAATTCTTGTTGGAATCAAACGATCCTTTAATGCATGGGATTGACACTTCCATTCTTATATTACCATCATCAGACATTTTGTAGTTCAGTTCGATATCTGCACCTGCAGGGATAACACCACCATCAAAATCCGTTCCGGAAATCTTCAAGCTCCCGATTGGTCGGTTTGCATCTATCGGTGTGAATATGTCGCCCTCCCATAAATTAAAATTCAACGAGGCAGCATCGCCAGCTTTCAATGTTTCTGCAGCCTTTAACGCAACCTTTCCCTCTTTAGGTAATAAGTCACCAGATTTGATAAGATATAATGGCACTGGTGTACCGCCTAACTTATCCAACACCGCCAAGAAAACAGTGTGTGACGCAGGGATTGAGTCAATCGTTGCTGCTGTCTTTGTAATCACGATTTTATCATCTTGTAATGGCATGATTTCGCCGAATTCATTAAACACAAAAACTTTGAACGTATTTGCACCGTTCTTGGCCAACAACAAATCTATTGTTGTTTTTTCTTTTAGTGCTATTTTTCCAGATGTCCAACCGGTATCTAATGAATCCACCTGTAATTCATACTTGCCCTTGCTTGCCAATGTCACAAGCAGTTTGGTTTTTGAATCTGGTGTACGTGCAATAAAATCAAAAGTTACATTGATTGGACCCTTTGATTCAATAGTACCACGTGCATTCTTCTTTGCGTGGCCCTGTGATTCCCAATCAATAGATTCAGCAAACAAAGCCGCCCCCTCTGACACTGCTGTCATAGGATCAACTTCGGTATTTGCTGGTATTCCCAATTCTGATGAAACCTTATCACGAAGATATTTGTATTTTGTTGGTCCGCCAACAAATACTATTCTGACAATGTCTTCCGGTTTCAGACCTGCAGATTCCAATGTTTCATGAACAGCTCTGATCGTATCTTGTATTTGATCTTCTATCAACGGATTGTACATATCTCGTGTTATTTCTATGTCAACATACAGGTCTTCGCCGGCCTCATCTCTAACTCGCAACTGTGATTCCGATACAGAAATCGTTGAACTTTCTCTAGACGAAAGCGCGATCTTAGCTTGTTCTGTCGCATAACCTATCATACCAACAATGCTTTTGTATTTATCCAATGTCCAGAATGAATCTGGCAATTTAAATCTTTCTTGCATCCATGGATACACGACTTTTTCTATCAAAACTCTGTCAAAGTCACGTCCACCACAAACAGGTATTCCGCCATGGCTTTGTAAATTTACACGTCCATTAAAGCTTTCGGCTACAGCTACGTCTAATGTTCCGCCACCCAAGTCATAAACTAGGAATGTTCCATCTTCTGGACGGTTTTTCATAACACTCATAACAGCGGCTACTGGTTCTTGCAATGTAGCAACACGACCAATACCTGCCATATTTGCTGCTGCCAATGTTGCATCTTTTGCTTTCTGGTCAAATGCTGCAGGGACAGTGATAACGGTCCCTAATTCTGGATCGTTCTGTATTTCTTCTGGCAAGTAATTAAACAATGTTTTCAGTATTTCTGCCGAACATTCTTCTGGTGTCAATTCTTTACCATAGTTTGGCAAATTGATTGTCGTACTTGTACCCATCATACGTTTGAATCGCACTGCTACGTTATCCGGATCTTGCGCTATTGTTTTGTACGCAAAATCGCCAACGTATTTGTTTTTGCGCTTATCAATAAAAATAGCAGATGGTGTTATGCTTGCGCCAACCTCACTCTGCCAAATTTTAACATTTTCCCCATCGTACGAAGATATCGCACTATTTGTGGTTCCTAAATCAATACCAATAAAGTGACTCATTTATTCCGCCTTTTTTAATAAAACTGTTCCCATTTGGATAACTTTGCCATTGTGCATAACCGTTGGTTCTACAACTTGATCAATAACCAGCTCTGCATCCTTATCAAAATCCGCTATATTGACCGGTGTAACCGGCAGGCCAACATCATACGGGTCCCCAGGATTTTGAGTTACAAACGTGACTCCGTTGTCCGCAATAAATTGATTTGCTTTTTTCATAAACCAAGAAACTTGTCCCGAATATTTCTTGGTTTCGTCTGGGGCCAAGCATGCTAACATTTTGTTTACGGTTATATGAAATCTGTATAATTCTAAAATAAAATCTATGTTTTTGTTTTCCATAAAAAAACCTTTGTTCAGTTCATTACGAGAAATTCTATCATAAAACGGGAAAAAAATTCAATATATGTATGAGAAAAGTTGTTTTTGTGATCACAATCTAAAATACTATATTATCATATGGATAATTATTATCCATTTAGCAGTGATATTTTAGCCATATAACTTGAATATATGTGTCAAAACAAGCCCTTACACCCAGAAATATATTCATCATCTACATATCGCACACCCTGAGAAAAAGAATCGACCATGTCTTTAAATACGGATTTGGGGAACTTGAACAATTCATCAAAAAAGTCCCTCATTTCGCCAGTTTGTTGATTCGGTAATAGAACCGTCCCATTTTCCAAAAGATGTGTTATACCCATCAATCTGGTTTCTTTGTCTTTTTCGGGTTTAATACCAATTACCCGAATGTTTTTTGCGTGCAGGAATTGTATTATCGGTGTTCCAGATGAAGCGTCTTCTATTATCGTTTCAATGCGTATACCATCGATAGTAAAATATGGACGATATTTATTTCGAATTTCTTCTGGAAACGCTTCTATGAATTTTACCAAAGCTGGTGTTTCTAATTTCATTCTGTGCGTTTCCAATAAAACCATTTTACGATTGTATTTACCGGGTTTATCACCATTGCAAACGCCAAATACAGAACACGCAGAATAAGCATTATTAGAACTGGCCTTTGCCGCAGTATCCCAAGAAATAACCACAGACCAAATCTTTGGCAAATCATTGTAATATTTTAACCAACCGCGTTTAACAATTCCGCCTTCCAATGGCACAGGTCTTTGTTGGTATTGACCAGCAAAATCAAATTCACTCATCATATTACGCATACTGGTGACCGCATCAAAGTTTTCCCGCGCGTCATGTAACAGATTGTCTTTATTGCGTTTAATATCATGGCATCGACCGAACTTATCTGTAAAAGACCAGTCCTCGTCTTCTTCTGCTATTATTGGTATGCAAATTTGTTTGAAACCGTGTGCCTTAGACAATAAATATCCTGTTAAATCCATTTCGTGCAGACGTTGCATTACAACCAATATACGTCCTGTATTTTTATTGTTTAGACGCGAATACAATGTATTCGTATACCAATCGTTCACTTTTTCTCGAACAGTATCAGAATATCCATCACCGGCCTTTAATGGATCGTCTATGATTATCCAATTGCCCCCGAATCCTGTTAAAGGGCCACAAATAGATGTTGCAAAACGATAACCGCCTTTGCTGGTACGCAACATATCCAATCCACGTGTTTTTAATTGGGTGCCAGGGAACAAATCTTTATACCACTGTGATTCAACGACCATTTTAAATTGGTTTGCCAATTGTGATGATAAATCATCAGAATAACTGACGCATACAATTTGTTCGTGTGGGTTCTTGCCCAATAAATACGCAGGCAAAGCCACAGAACAAATAATAGATTTCATATTACGTGGTGGTAAATTCACAATCAATCGTGTGTTTTCACCGGTTACCATCTGTTCTATTTCATTGCAAACGACATCTACATGCCAATTATCAAGATATGTATCGTTTGATACCGTTTGAAAGACTTTGATAACAAAACTTTTAAAGTCATTGCGTAATATCGCCTGCAGTCGGCGCTGTGGTGTTATTTGTTTTGATTCCATTTGTGAACCCTTTCAATATTTCATTATCTTCTTCACTTACGTCTTCAAGCATTTGGGCAAGTTTATTTTTATGTTCGTCAGTTTTTACAATCCATGGCAACAATGCTTGTATTGATTTTGTGTCACCAGCCAAAGCCTGATTTACCCATTTTAATAATATTGCTTCACGTTTGGTTATTCTTTTTGCACCGTTTTGGGTTTCCATTGTCACTTTCGCATCCAATGCCTTATCTAACAAAGTTTCAAGATTCATAGAACCCTTTGGACGACCATGCGGATTACCAGATTGACCTGGTTTAAAACGCGTTGTTTTGGGTGGTTTGCCATAACCAATTTCATTATCAATCATTGTTGCCACCTTTGGTTTCTTTCAGTGTGTCATTATATGTTTTGCCGGTTGCTAAATTTACCGCATCAATATGGAATAGATTTTGAAACCGACGTATGGTTGTATCTATGTAAAGCGGTTCGTATTCTATTCCATAACAAATGCGCCCAGATTGTTGGCAGGCGATTAATGTGCTGCCAGAGCCCAAGAAACAATCCAAGACAATATCCCCACGTTTAGACACATCCAATATCGCATCTTTCAGCATTTCAACAGGTTTAACAGTTGGATGCATTTGTATTTCGTCTTTGTGTTTGCCAAACGCATTTACGCCTGGGTACTGCCATACATTTGTGCGATATCTGCCATATTTACCAAGCTGGACGTTGTTATTATGTGACTGCTTGCCGTTTTGGAATATAAAACATAGTTCGTGTTGGCTTCTGTATAAACTGCCCATGCCACCAGATGTTTTAACCCATACGCACACATTGATGAATTTATCAAATGTTGATTTGCCCGCAGTTGTTATTTCCAGTGTGTGTCGCCAATCCATAAAGTTATAATGCAAAGAACCATCATTAGAATACTGTTTACACAGATTGAAATTGGTTTCCAAAAACTTTGTGAATTCATTTGTGGTCATTTCACCCGATGCCATTGCGAACTCTTTATGCTTTACTGTGCCAGAACCGCAGACATGCCCATCAATTTTCACATTGTATGGTGGATCTTGCAGAACCATATCTGCCTTTTTATCGCCAAACAATTGTACAAATGTGTCCTGTTTTAAACTATCGCCACAAAAGATACGATGATTGCCCAGTTGCCATATATCGCCATGTTTGGATGCTATTTCGTTTTCTGGAACAAATGGGATTGCATTGGTTTTTTGATTCAATGGTTTTACATCTGTAATGTTGATTATTGAATCCAATTCGGCATCATTAAAGCCGATTATGTGTATATCAAGGTCATCACCGCAAATTTTTTCAATATCTTTGATTTCCAAACTAAGCAGTTCCATATTCCAACCGCCGTTTTCGGCAATCTTGTTATCTGCCAAACGATATGCACGTTTTTGTGCATCATTTAAATGCGATAACTTGATTGTTGGGACAGTTTCTAAATTCATTGCTTGGGCAGCCATAAATCGGCCATGACCCGCAATTATTTCATTATTTTCATCGATAAGAATTGGATTATTAAAACCGAACTGATTAATAGATGCGATTATCTGCTGCACCTGACGTTCGGAATGTGTTTTGGCGTTCTTTTCATAAACATGAATATCGCCAATTTTTAAATTTTCTAATGTTAGTGCATTCATTACACACTCCTTTGTCTTTCTTTTGTTTTTCCTCCTTTTTCTCCGTCTTATGCTTTAATTAATAACGGGATTGGTTTTATTTTCAAACGTAATATGCGGAAATTTGCGAATTTTTTTAGTTGAAAATGAGTTTGCCGCAGAAATCTGGGAAATTCACGATACGGCGTCATAGAAACCCCGGTTTTCTGGCTTTTTATTTTCCGAAAATTTTATTTCCTGTAATGTTTTTATAACCATTCAAAAAACGGCATTTATACGCATAGATTCCCTGATATAAAAAAATAATTCCCTGTTATTTGTAGCAGGGAATTTATGGTTTTTTCCGCAGAAAACCGAGGTGTAATTTTACGTATTTGGGTCAAAATGTGTTAAAAATGGCAAAAATTCCCTGTAAATACCCTGTAAACGCAATATCTGAGACCGTCATTTATTAGAACTCCGCCAGTAAAATTAGACATCCCGTGGTAATCACACGGGATGTTCTTTTTCGCCCCGTTTCCGGCGGTTTTTGTGGGCGACATTACCAGTGTATATCGCCGGTTATGCCAAAGCCGCCCAAACTTTCCACAACTATATACCCTGCCCAAAATCCCGATGCCAGTTTAGGGTTGAATTTGTGATTTAAAACGCTATATGATTACTTGAATAATATGTCGAAAATTTACTTGGGACTTATTAAATTGGGTGCGAAAGAGCATATGTTTGACCTGTATGAGAACGGGCATGTTTATTTGAATACTTTTGAATATTTCAGAATAGCTGAAGTTAATGATGACGGAAGAGCAGATCCTTATGAATATATAACAAAATATCATGCAGGCGAAGCAATGGATCCATTAAAGTTTGTATTGACTGCCGTATTAAATACAGGTGAAGTCATTAAGATCCCATTATCAAGATCCAGTGGAGTTAAAAGCATAGTTATGAACTGTTTGGAAAAAAGGTATTCACATCTGTTTTGCATGTCTTTAATTGATAAAGATTGGATAACTAAAAATGGCACCATTTTAGACCACAGAAATATAGCTCCTGGTAAAGATTGGATGTTGATTGTTCAGAATATTCCTGAATTTAACAGACGGTTAAAGTTAGCAATTGCGCAGCAGGGATTTGGAGCATGCGAGGCGAGACCTATTGAATACATAAATGCTGAAAATTATTCTGGTGAATTTGGTTGCTTTAAAAAGTTTAATGCATATAGTTATCAACAAGAATGGCGACTTGCAGTAAATTGTCCAAATAAAGTGGTCCCACAGCACTTATATTTGGGGTCGCTAGCGGACATCGCTGTAAGCCCTTTCCCAGCAGAGCAAATGTATGAAAGACCAGTTCGGATTGTTGGTCGATCAGATTAAATGTTTTTTCGCAATCCGGAACAAATCATTAACATTGATTTTTAATTTCCCAGACAAGATTTCGTTGAGCTTGCCTGGGTTCATGTATGCGATGTCCAGATAACGGTAAAATTGGCGTGGCGAAGTGTGCAGGCAGCGTATAATCTCATCTACATTGCCATCGCGTTCGTATAATTCACGATATTTCCATGCGGTGGCAAAGGCTTTTAGAATCAGATGGTTGTTGTCGGTGACATTTAATACCCCGTTTTTGCCACGGTCATATACTGTATTCACATATTTCCGCAGAAACACTTTTTCAGTAATAGTGATACTATTATCACCAATTATATGTTCCATTTTATCCGCATTTTGATTTACATAATTTTCTGTTATGAACGGTTGAAGTTTGTTTGTGTCGGTCGTGAGTGTATAAATCAATTGTTCCTGCGAATATACAACTTTCTCAATCAGCGATTGAATCAAATCACGCTTTTGCGTATATGTCATATTTGTTATATCTATGCGTTTCAATATGGTTACCAAGTTAATCGGCAAATTAGACATATCACTGTTCAGAAAATCCGTTATAGTTTTTATCACTATTTCATCCACGCGTGCCGCGGTCAGATAGAATCCTTTTGTTGCATAATAATACGCGGCCCTTTTGCCTTTGCCACTGGTGCGTTGGTTTATAAATTTAACACCATTGTGATTAAATAATTTTCCAGTCAATATATTCGGTGCATGTGTGCTTTGGGATTTGTTGTTGGAATTATTAGCCAGCGCAACCTGAACACGATTAAACAGTTCTTCGGGAATTATTGGTTCGTGTTCGCCTTTGGCAAAAGTGCCTTCTTTTTTGTTTTCAATTTGCCCAATATAGATTTTATCTCGCAGTATTCGATGCATGCTCATTTTAGATATTGGGTTGCCACCACGAATTTTCCGTTTTGCGGTTTCCCATCGTTTACCGAATATCACATTTTGTTTTGCATATTCGGTTAAATCATTCACAGATTGCAGTTCTATATATTTTTCAAACAGGTGTTTTACTTGTTCTGCTTCAGTTGGATTTACTACCAATTTTTTGTTTATAAGGTCATATCCCAAACGTGGTGCACCGCCCATCCATAAACCTTTGGCTTTACTGGCGCGTATTTTATCACGCACACGTTCACTGGCAACTTCACGTTCAAACTGAGCAAACGATAACAGCATATTCAATGTCAATTTGCCCATAGAAGTACTGGTATCGAATGCCTGGGTAATGGACACAAAATTGCAGTTATACTTATCAAAATACTTCATCATATTGTGAAAGTCCAAGATAGAACGCGACAATCGGTCAACCTTATACACAACCACGGTATTTACTAAACCATGAGACATATCATCCAGCATTTGCTTTAATGCGGGTCGCTCCATAGTTCCTCCAGAAATTGCCGCATCACTATAGGTTTTATAATATTGCCAGCCGTTGAATGCCTGTGACGCAATATACGCTTTACAGGATTCTTCTTGATTTTGCAGGGAGTTAAATTCTTGCTCAAGTCCGTGTTCTGTTGATTTACGCGTATAAATTGCGCACTTAATTGTCATGTTTGTACCTTTTATTTATACCAAAAAAGAAGTTGCCAGACATTTTCATACCAGCAATTTTAGTTGCTACCCCCGACAATGTGGAATATTTATCGCCGTTATAAGAAAAACTGCCATCATCATTG